GCACCCGGTTCCGCAGGCGTCAATTTCGAAGACCGAGTTGCGGTCATATTTGTAGAGAGGCAAGAAGCCTTCCGGCGCATCTTGGAAGATAGCGGGGACAGGCTTGTAGTAAGTATCCGATGGCGAACCGAAGGCTGCGAAGACGAGGCCGGAGACGACCGGACGCTCTGTCTCGTGCGCCGTAGCGCAGAGGAGATCGAAGTTCGCGATGCTCAGAATCTCATCGGCGTCCATAATCAAGAGCCAGTCCGAATCGGTCGAGTCAAGGAAGTGCTTGACGACTTGATTGCGCAACTTGCTCAGAAGTCCCGATCCTTTGACTCTGACGAATGGCCCAAGTTTGTCCGAGCGACCGCGAGCGAGTTGAATCATCTGATACGCGAACTCGCCGTTGACGGTGCCTGGGTCGCAGATACCGAATGAGACTTTGTGACTTGTTTTCATAGTTCCCCCGAACCTTAGAGTGTGTGGCCGACGATGTCGGGGGAGGCCATCGCCGGCCACACAAGTTTTGCCTTCTAGGACTAGAAGGTTGGAGCGGTCAAGCCGGTGCCTGAGATAATCGAGGCTGCCTTCGCATAACGCTCTGCGGTGAACGCAGCGTATCCGTAGACGACGGTCTTGATGGTGAGGTTGCCAGGCGCGGTCGCATCGAAGCGGAGCGAGAATGGCGAACCTGGTTGCTCCCAGAGGTGCATTTCACGAGCATCGACGAGATAAATCTCATCCTGGTTCGTTGCGGTGCCGTAGGTTGTGCCGACATTGGCATCGGTGATGATCGGGAGACCGAACAACTGATAGCCGCTATTTGCATAACCTGCAACGCCTGCGCCTGTTGAGACTGCGTTCTGTGGGCCACCTGCGGTCGGAACGACGAGTGGTCGGTTCTGACCATCGACACCTGCAAGGAGGAATGCGAGGCGTCGTGGGTGCATGATCCAGTGAGTCGGATCAGTGAACACATTCGACTGAACTTGCTGCAAAGCGTCTGCGAGCTTCGGATAAAGCAGCGCGACGGTAGGAGCAGTTGAGGTGAAGGTGATTGCGTTTCCACCGGATGCGCGGATTCCCTTGAACTGGCCATTGTTGCCTGTTCCGTTGAGAACCTGTGCATCGAGGGTGGTGTGCCATGAACGAACGAGGTCTGCGACAACGAACTGATCGATGCCGGTTCCGCGCTCGATTGCTTGGCGGGAGAGGTCTTGCTGACCTGCGATTGTGCGGACATTGACAGTCAAGAGAGTGTCGTCTGCATCAGTCTCAGAGACGGCAGTGTTCTGTGTCTCTTGAATCGCGGTTGATGTTCCTGTCGTCATGCGAGAAATGTTCAGAGTCATTCCTGCTGGTGGCAAGGTCATCTTGTTGGTCGCGAAGTCGGCGGTCGGCCTTCCAGCGCGGGCCAATGGAGCCGCTAGGTCGATGAGATACTGAGGAACAACGAGGCCTTCGAAGTTGCCAGTGTCAACATCGCGACGCTCCATTGTCTCTTCCTTCATGTGGCGAGCAAGACGCTCAGATGCGGCAAAGTCGCCACGAACCTGTGCGTTGAACGCGTCACGAACGAAGGAAGCCCCACTGTCAGGGCGATAGGTGCGCTCTTCGCGAGTTACTGCGACGGACGCCTTGGGCATTGCTACCTCTGCGAGTGCAGAGCGTGCTTCGGAAGCCTTGGCATCGGCATCTGCCTGTGCCTTGAACTTCTCGATCTTCTCATCGAGTGAGCGTGACTCTTCAACCAGAGCATCAACCTTTGCGGTTTCCTCTGCGGTGAGATCGGTGCGGTTCTCATCTGCAACTGCATTGAGAACTGCGTCAATCTCTGCCTTGACTGCATCACGGCGCTCGATCACTTTGTCTAGGTAAGACATGTGTTTTGAACTCCTTGTGAGTTTGAGTGTTTCAGGTGGTGGTGCTTGCTCGCGGCGCTTTGAGGGTGCGAGGTCACACTCCGGCTTGTTCCGTTGGTATCTGACCGACGGAAATCTAGTTATTGTGAGCGATAGCCTTTGCGAGTCGAAGTGAAATCTTCCGGCTCTGCTCTTCGCTTGGTGCTGGTAGTGGATCGATTGCTCGAAGTTCGGACGACTTGTGTCCGACGAGTGTCTCGGTTGGCTCGTAACCATCGCGAACTTCGCGATAGATGCGAATCAGGATGGCAGGATCGCCTTCTTCGGCGGTAATAGAGAAATCGGTGTCTGGGATACCGAGGACGCCTTCACGCATCACATGCTCAATGCGACCGCGTGCGGTGCCACCGGATGAATCCCATTCTACGAAGTCACCGACGACATCGACGGCGCGTGAATCTTCTTCCATCTCATCTTCGTCTTCTTCTTCATCATAGCCACCCTCATCAACACTCAGGAGGGTCGCCATCATCTCGACGGCTCGCATTACATATTCGTGACCTTCTTGCAGGTCTTCGAAGATGGATTCAAGAACGATAAGGGATTCGCCTGTAATCTCGCGACCCTCTTTGACGGCTCGAACTGCCTTCATAAGTGCCTCGCGTGCTTCGACGGAGGTTGCAGGATAGGCAGGATAAGTCACGACGCTGACATCTCCATCAGAAAGGGAAACTTCTGTCAGGGTGCGCTCGCTTCGATCCTCGTTCCACTTCTGACGGATGACGCGGAAGGCGAAGGACATTTGATCGACATCGCCACGCTCGATGAGTTTATAGAGGTCGCGAGACTCGCTTGTATCGGCAAGGACGGCATCGAATCGAAGACCTGTCCTATCTTCGGTCAATGTCATCGTGCCGTTCTTGGTGCGAGCTAGTGGCAGACCTTCGTGATTGATAAGTAGGCGCACATCCGGTGTCTCTTGGAGAGTCTTGCGGAAAGCACCCGGCGCGATGTATTCGCGGAAGGGTAGAGGAAGGCTTGGCTCATTGAATACGGCAGCGTAACCGGACAGGCGCATCTCGCCATCTTCGGATCGAGCCTCGACATTCCGGACGGTATATGTCCGGCGTTCGATTTTCTTCATTTTGCTCCTTGAATCGGATTCGGCATCAAGCGCATCAATCTTTCGTTGCGCCCAGTTTTGCGCCCTGTCACTGAAGTTAGAATCGCCTCCCCAGAGAAGCCAAGCGACAAGACCTTCGCCCGGATATTCAGGATGGGATTCGTCGCGGTTCTTAGGTGCCTGGCCGTCAATCTTGTGACGAGCGAACCAGGGCGCCATCTTGCGAACCTTATTCTCGGTGATGCGTCCGGCAGCCATATCACGAGCCGCTCGAATCGTTGCATCAACGAGTCCATCGCCCCCGAAGCCTTCTTCGTATAACTTCACGCCACGCGCCGCGTTATCACGGATGAACTCTGGCACTGTCAAATCAACCTGACGGACTTCACCGCCCGGTTCCATGTCCTCAGAGATAGACACCGCAACCATCTGATCAATGGCATCTTGCTTGTTCGCGTGGCATCCGATGGTCGTGTAGGAGCCGTCTGATTCTTCCTTGACGGTTGCCCATCCTGCACAGTCGGATTGCTTATCGCTGATGAAGTAGGGCATTACTTGACCTCATAGACACCGGCAGGGTCGCCCGGATCAATGGTCGAGACGGCTTGGAGTTGCGTGCTTGGGACGCCGGTGTGCTTGATGGCGTTCATTCCGAGAGCCTTGAGAACTGCCTCTGGGTCAAAGCCGACTTGAACCAGTTGGGCGATAATTTCAGCTCGTAACTTCATGCCGACTTCAGGCGCATCGGAGGCGTCGATATTCTGCAACGGAACGCGATATTGGTCGCCTGCTTCTCCAAGAGGCGCGAGGTCTTCCACAGATCGAACATCATTGAGTGAGAGGAAGCCTTCGCGCAATCCCTTGGTGTAAGCCTCGAAGCGTTCGAGGGTCGTGCCACGCAAGAGCGCATCAAGGTTGAACTTGATGAAGCCATCGGATTCAGGGAGCAAAGGCGAGAGAGCTTGCTCGATTCTTTCAAGAAGTGGACGCAATGAGTGCTGGACGAAGGACAAGTTCTGCGCTTCGACGGATGCAAACGACATCGCACCCGATACAGGATGACCGAGGAGTGAGATCGGAACTCGGAAAAGGCGAGCAATGTCCTCGACATTGAAGCGTCGAGATTCGAGCAACTGCGAGTCGGCTGCGTTGAGCTGAAGAGGCTTGAACTCCGCACCGCCAGAGATGATGCCGATCTTGCCGGCACGATACGGCCCGGCGTGGCTTAGATTCCATTGACGATAGATGTCATTCGCCTGATCATCTGTCAGTTCGCCCGGGACTTCAATGACTCCGCCAGGATTAGCGGCGTTGCCGAAGTAGGAGGCGGCGTAAGTGTCGGCAGCGATAGCGGCACCGACGGTGAGGCGGGCGGCGCTGATCGGGCCGAGGCCGTAGTGCGATCCCGGCAGACGGAACATCGGGATGTGAACCATCTCGTTCTTCGTCAGGATACGCGAGAAGTTTCCGAAGTCATCTCGCATCTTGTAGACAATAGGTTGTCCAACGCTGAGGCGTTCGATGCGGACATCATCTGGGTGGACACAATAGAGCTCGATGACCTCATCGTTCGAATCACGAACGGTCAGGATGAAGGCGTTTCCGTGAAGGTTCAAGGATGCGATGACTTGCTCGAAGAACTCAAGGCGAGTCGCCTCTGGGTTCGGGCGGTTGACCCACTCAGGTTGCGAGCCGTAGACATTCGCATAGGAGATGCGATTA